ATCTCCGTCGCTGTCGCCCACCGTGCCGCGCGTGTCGATCTTACGGTCTGGCGGGATAAGATTGGTAAGGCGGGTGTGTTCGGCGAGGATGGCGGCGGGGCCGAGGTTGAGGATGGCGTCCGCAATCTCATGCGCCATCGGGTTGCGCAGAGAAACCCCGGTCGCCGGATCGCCAACCAAGAAGCTGGTCGCCTTCCGCGCCGCCGCCTCCCGCATGATCTCCATGCCTTCAAGCCGTGCGCAAGCCACCACACCGGCACGCTCGGCCCCGCCGTCATCCCCATCGCTGTCGCCCACCGTGCCGCGCGTGTCGATCTTACGGTCTGGCGGGATAAGATGGGTAAGGCGAGTGTGTTCAAGCGCCAAATGCAGCGCGCGCTCTTCGCAATCTTGGTTCGGGCAGGTCTTGGCAGGTTTGAAACCATGTTCGCAACCATTACCAATCAAGTGAATGTCAGTTTCATAGTACGCAGTCATGCGTTCCAACACATCCCGCATGATCTCCATGCCTTCAAGCCGTGCGCGGGCTTCGGCGGCTTCGCGGTAGCGGGCGAAGGCGCTCTCAAGATGCGTCTCTGGCTTCTCTACGCAAACAGTGCGCCGCCATTCCGCCGCAGCCTCTCTATCCGCATCGGTCACAGTGGTCATGGTGTGGTGTCCTTGCTTTCTAATGCGTCCGCAATTCGCTTCAGAGACTTGGCGATGCTGTAGAGCACTTCAATATACTTATCGTGGGGAAGGGTTCCGCCAATTTTAGGTGGGCGCACGTCCTCAATATCGCTCATGGTGTAATGTCCTTGTCCTGTTGGGCTGCAATGTCCGCGTCGGTGATGACTTGCTCGCTCATCACTTCACCCCCAGCGCTGCGAGGGCGGCGCGAGCGAGGCTTTTACGCACCGCTTCTCGATAAAGGGCTTCCGGCTCTGCTTGGTACATGGCTTCGACCACCTTTTCCACCGCATCCGGCCCGATCAGGACGAGCTGCTTGGCGCGGTAGGCGTTGACGAGGGCGACGATGAAGGCGGCGCTGCGCGGACTTGAAGAGGCGAGCGGAAATTCTCCCGCGCCGTCATCGCCCCAAAGGGTGCCGTGGTCGTTGCGCCACTCCCCCTGTGCCGCCGCCCGATCCAGCGCGGCGAGGTCAATGGTTGGCGGTGTCACTGGCTGCGGCATGTGCGTAATCTCCATGCTGGCAAGATATGCCTTGTGCAGGCTTTCGCTTTGCTCTGGTGTCAGCGTTGTCTCAGTCATGGCGCTTGGTCCTTTCGGCTTAAGGGCGGCAAATTCAGGCGAGGCCACTGCGGCGAGAAGCTGTTTACGCATGGCTGCTCTGCTCCTTGAGATAGGCGGCGACGGATTGGCAGACAGAACGCGCCTGCTCTGCGGTCATCATGCCGATGTGACATTGATCGAACGAAACGCCAGTGGCTTGAGAAAGCCAACGGTAGGCTTGCCCGCGCTGCATCTTACCGCTGCGCCAGAGCGGATCGAACGCCGCATGAGCCGCACTGCGAGCTTTCCGCGTCTCTGGGCCACATGGGTAGCCGAGTGCATCCGAAGTGCCGTGGTGACAGCCACAATAGGCACCGCACTGGCAGAGCCAAAAGCGTTTTCTGTATAGGTCTGGCCGGTGCGGATAAATCGCGCGCCCATCGGTGAGGAATGCCCGGCTGCCGCATTCGATGCAGGTAGGTGCGTTGCTCGCCGCGATCTCGGCGCGGGTGGTGAAGGTGGGTTCGGGGTTCGGGGTGTCGGTCATGATTCTTCCCTCTCAGCGCGGTCGAACAGGACCGCAGCCTGCGTCTGGTTGCGCGCACCCAACTTCAGCAAAGCATTGCGGCGGTGGATCTCGACGGTGCGCGAGGAGATGCCCAACCGCTCGCCGATCTCCTGCGCGGTCAGGCCCTCGCAGACGCACAGCATCACCTCGCGTTCTCGCTTGGTCATCACGGTCACTGGAGCGGGAACGGCGCGGTGATGATGCGCGGCTCGATAAAAACCGGCTTCACCTCATCCTTGCCCGGCACCTTGCACAGCACCCACGTTCCGTCCGCAGAGGCTGGCGAGAACAGGCCATTGGGATCGGCCTGCGGCATTGCGCTCTCACCGTAGTGCTCGCCCAGATCGGTCTTCACCAGCTTCTCAGGGCTGGTGTACTGGGTGGCGTAGGGCACACCGTAGCCAATGCTGTCGCACACCTTATGCAGGCGCCCGCCCATGTCGGTGATGTAGGTGTAGGTCACCAGATTGGGCTGGTCGCGCAGTTCAAGGATGTCCTTCAGGATGCGCTTCTCCTGAAAGTTGACGATGGCAGGCAGGCCCACGGCCTGCACGGACTGCTTGGACAGGCGCTCCTGCTGCTGGTTGGCGATCTTGTCCGAAGACTGCTGCTTGGGAGGAAGCTGGCAGGCGGCAAGAGTGAGCAGGGGCAGGGCGATAAGGGAGTGCTTCATCATGATCAGATATCCTTGTGTTGCTTACTTGATGCTGTCGTAGAACGCGGCGAGGTCGGCAGGCAGACGGTTCTCGTCGTAGACCTCGAAGCGATGGCGGATGATCGGGCGCAGGGCTGCCTTGCCCGCCTCGTCGGCCTGCACATACTGGCGCTGCAGTTCAGACAGGTCGCGGATCATGCCCTCGTTGTACTGAACGCTTTCCTTGAAGACCTTTGCATCCACGGCCACGTAGCGGGGCGCAAAGAACTCGTAGGCCCTGTAGCTCAGAAAACTCAGGCCAAGGCAGAGGAGGATCAAGAGAATGAAGCCCACGATATGGAGGGTGGCGGCGAAGATAATATCACGCATATTCGATTGCCTCTCTGTATACGATGGCTGTCACCACCCTCCGCTTGTCATGCGAAAGGTGGCGCTCCGCCAGCGCAAGGGCCTGATCGGCCGTCTGCGCTGCAGCTTTGGTGCGGAAATGCTGGCGCCGACCGGCCGGGGTCAGGTAGACCAGCGTGCAGTTGTAGAGGGCGAAGGTCACTGGCGCGCCCTCCGCTGCTCCGGGGGCACCCGGTCCTTGGTCTGGCAGGTCTTGCGCAGGCAGGACAGGACGCTACACTCCTTCCCTAACTAAGAATATGGAGCCGATATGCTCCGGGTAGCGCCGGGCTAGTGACGCAGCGATCTCGTTAGGTACCGTGCAGAGGTCGCGGACTTGTATACCGTACAGAACGATTTCGAAGTCGGTCTTACGGGTCAGCCGGTTTATCATCGGCACGGTGCAACGGGTTTTGTAGTGCCTGTCCTTGCTCATGTCGGTCTCCTCTCGTTGATGGTACACATACCTTACACCCTAGTAAAGCACTTCCTCCTCGGTTTGGACGATTTTGAACAGGTAGAGTTTCGTACCGAGACGTTTACAGGACTTCTCCAGTTCGCGCTCGGCACCCTCAAGGGTATCAGCCCGGAACACAGGAGTGTTCCGGACCGTGCGAATTTCGTAGACAACCATCATCGTGCCTTACCCTCCAGTCTGTCGGCCACGAGCTTGGCATAGCCAGCGATGTCAACCCATGAGTCGGCGTAATCCGGATCACCGTTAATGATCCGCCCGATCTTATGGAAGATCATGTCGAGTGCCTCCTGCTGGTCGAAGCTGAGTTCCTTGCGTTGCCGGATCAGATACCGGGCAGCTTCACGCTTCAAGGTCTGCGTGATCTCGGCATGAGACTCGAACTTGCCGTACCGTGAGCCGCGCTCGTCAAGCACGGCGTCGATGGTGTTAGTAGACGGCACACTAACATGCTCGACATCCTCAAACATCTCTGTCTGCTTTGCTGATTCAACTTTTTCCTTGAGCCAGTCACTCTCGACCTTGTGAACGTAGCTCACATGGCACCCGACACGCTTGGAAATCTGCCATGCGTTGAGGTTGGGGTAGTCCATCATGGTGCGGATAATCATCTCTCTCTTCGTCATCGTCCTATCCTCTGTGTTTCCGGATGATCCGGGTGTATCTTGTAGATGTGGTAGTAAAATTCTTCGCGGAACCACCAGTACCTACGCTTCTGAAACGGTTTCGCTGCCTCGGCGTAGTCCTGTACCCTCGGGTACCACTTACCAGTCAGGCGCATCAGGGTGAGGGCTTGCCTCACCTTGACACGTCCCGGCCACTTGCGTGGCAGGTCCATCACAGTCCTCCGAGCTTGGCCGCAGTAATGGCACCGATCATCCTGCCGAGCATGTCTTTATCGACAGCAGGTTTACTCGATTGGCGCTTCTCGGTGATCTCCTTGTGCTTGTTCTTGGCGTACTCGGGCACCAGTTCCCACAGCGGAGGCCACTCCTTGAGTGCCGGTGCCAGCGTAGAGAAGTTCTCCAACACTTTGCTCACCCCCTCGGTGAACTCCTGCGACCGCTTACGTGCTGCCGCACATCGGTCCTTCCATGCCTTCACCTCAGCAGTAAGGTCGTCCCAGACGGGGCTGCTGTCCAGTATCAGCGAGTTGCTGTAATGACTCTCCGCTGGTGCCTGCGGCGGTAGGCAGTTCGGCCATCGTTTGGGTGCAGAGAAGTCGAAGTAAAGTTCCATATTGTGGCCTCCAACCTTGCGCACATGGACCGTGCTCATCGTGCCGATGAACCCGGCGGGTAGCTGGGCCATGATCGGAACATACTGCCCGTAGATAGCATCGTAGATGTAGTCACCCCAGTGGTGGTCAGGGCGGCTGTCCTCTGCCTTCTTGATGCTGTCTCTGAACTTGGCCTTGGCATTGTTGATGATGTCGCCAGCCAGTTCCTTAGTGATGCGAACGGTTGCCATTGTCGTACTCCCTTATGTCTTGGATTGCTGTATAGATGCTGTCGGTAAGCTGGGTGAGGAACGTGTCCTCACCCAAGCCAGATTGAACGCAGGCATCTGCACACAGATATGTCAGTGCGGTAAGCACAGTGGGCATGTCATACCCAGAGCACAGGTTACCTAGTTTCTCGGTCAAATCACTAGCTTCGTCGGTCATCTCGTTATCTTCCCATGTTTCTTGTATCTCCATATGGCCGTATGGTACGGTACACCAAGTACTGCGGCTGCCTCCTTAAGCGGGACACCATCAACAAATATAGCGTTCTTTCGCACCCGTTTGTTGTGTGCCTGCTCCAACCTAGTGCCCCACTTACAATTATCGGGTGCGTATGGACCGTCGTTATCTACTCTTTCTATTGTGTGCTTAGGCGTTGGGCGACGGCCCATATCTTGTAGGAACCTACTGTAGTCGTTAAGCCATGAAGGATGCACAGTTACCCCTCGCCCACCATAGTTGCAGTAAGCACTATTGTTCGGGTCTAGGCACCGGCGTTTCATGTTCTGCCAGACCACATACTCGGGGTCTCTTGCTGGTCCACGCTTGGCGTTACCGTGTTTAGTAGCTCGGGCTACCAGCATTTCACTACGCAGGCACCCACATGAAGATGTATGCCCACGCTTTAGGTGGTCAGATGGTACAATGCGCTGCGCACCGCAGTCGCACAGGCATTCCCAGTATTTACCTTTGTGTCGGGCGACCACGGTGAGTCGCCCGAACTTTGTACCCGTAAGGTCTTGTTTATACATAGTGCGAATCTCCTTGGACTCACACTATACCATACAGACTACCTCACCAAAAGGTGCTTTGTCAGCGCCATTGGAAACCCACAGCACCGGGTAGTCCGGTGCGTCACCGAAATCATTGCAGTACAAGTCAGTGAGAAACACACAGGCAACAGGCTCGATGCCGTGCTTCTGAGCATAGGCAAACACCGGGCTGAACGCTGTACCACCGCCGCCGTGGGGCTTGATGTCGAGGCTGTCCTCCGGAGCGTAGCTCTCGTAGTGAGACACCGTGCTGTCGAAGTAGACCACATGGATACGGACCGGCAGGCAGTCGTCCTTGACGGTGGCGATCTCGGAAGCGAACTGGTTCAGGGTGTGCTGATCAATGGAGCCTGAGCAGTCCACTGCGAAGAGCAGTTCACCCATCGTCTCGCCGGTCACACTGGGCAGGTAGAGACCCTGCGCTGCAAAGATACGGCTGGGCCGTGCCCATGTCCGCTGATCAGTGCGGGCCTTGGTGATGAACTGGTGCAGCACATCGCGCCAGTTGACCTTGGGTTGCAGCACCTCATCGACAAGTCGCTGCATGTTGGCCGACAGTTTGCCCATCATCTTGGCGGCTTGCGCAGCCTGAGCCACTTGGATTTTCATCTCGGCTTGAGCCTGTGCCTGCTCTGCATTGCTGCCCTCGGCATCTTCGCAGTCATCGAAGGGACCGTTGCCATCAGCGTAGCCGCCGCTGCCATCATCACCCGGCTCATCTTCGAGGATGTTGTAGATACCATCGCTGGTGCCGCCGCCAGCCTGATAAATCTGGGCGTTGAGCAGGCCACCTGAAGGCATCTTGCCGATGCCCTCCTGCGTCAGAAGCTGGTTGTTCACATAGTCACAAGCACGGTTCCACTTGCGAGGGTTGCGCTCACCACGGCGGAAGTTGTGGTCCATCATGGGGTGGAACACCTCATGCGCAACGAGGAACTTGAGTTCCTCATCGGTCATGTCCGTGATGAAGCCGGGGTTGAACTTCACCCGCTTGCCGTTGGTCGCAGCAGTCGGAACGTCGTCACTCAACAGGAACGGCATGTTGAGAGCGAGGGTGCCGATGAACGGCGACTCAAGGATCAGACTGGTCTTCGCCTTGGAAAGGCGGCGCATCAGCGTCTGTGGATCACCGGTAAACGGCGCAGGTGCAGCCTTGCTGCGTGGCATAACACTGGTCATTGTTATTCTCCCTTCTTGAACGCATGTCGGATTGTCTGTGAGATCGACGGTCGGAACCCAAAAATGGGTTCCAACTCTATAGCCTTCTGGTTGATCACCTCGACTAGATCGGCATCGACGGTGACGTTGCGGTACTTGACCGGTTCGCCTTGCTTGTTACCCTTCGGCATCAGTTTGCTCCCATAAAAGTTGACATCAGGTCCATGATCTTCTTGGCTTCGGCTGCGGTATCCTGACGCAGGTCAGGGTCATTGCGCAGACTGTCGGGGTGGTGGCTGATCAGCTTGGCTTCCACCTCACGGCGCATAGCCTCAAGGTTGGGATCGTCAGCGATGTTGAGACGTGTCAGCAGGTCACAGGTCTCTTGTGCGTTGTCCAACATGCTGTCGCGGAAGATACCCTTGGGGTCAGCCAGCTTCTCGGTGATGTGCTGGACGTGCTTGTAGAGCCGGTGCCAGCAGTCGCTCATAGCTTCCTGCTGGATAGATGCCATGCGTCCCTCCATGTCCTCCTGAAGGCGGGCCAGTTCATCGCTGGACAACTCCACACGGAAGTCGTTGGTCGGCACCGGGAAAATCCCCATGTCCATGGCAAACTTGTCAGCCACCTTGTGCTTGTCGGGGTAATCTTTCTCGTCGTAGAGATCACCAAGCCAGCGCTTGGCCTCATCAACGAGGTCGTCGTAGTTGTCGATGAACATGGTCACGAGGGAGTTCCACTCAGACTTCTCCTTACGAAAGTCCTGCATGAACGACAGGTAGTTGGCACTGGGCAGGATGCGGGTGCCGTCGATGCCCCAAGGCAGGGTGTTCTTGGCAAACTTCTCGCGGATCAGGCCGGTCTTCTGGTGAACGTGGGCCAGCAGATCGTTGAGCGGAAGCAGAGACTTGTTGTAACGGCCAGCACTGGTGCTGGCACGGTTATTGTCGGCCACTTCCTTGGTCGCCTTCTTGTCCAGCTTGCGGGCAGTCCACTGCGAGATCGACAGGGACACGAGAAGGGCACGGTCATTGAGCATCATAGTCATGTCAGTCACTCCGCTATTTACCAAGCAAACGCTGCTTGGTTTGGAATACGAGGTAGTCTTGAGGGTACTGCATCGCCAGTTCTTCGAGCCGCACTATCGCTGCTTGTCTGGCTGTTTTGCTGCTCACATCGAGCTGGTTTCTCCTATGTTTAAGCTCGATCCTTTTGTGTGGCTGGCGCTCCATCAGGAACACCAGCCAACGAAGCGCAGTCTCTCTGTCAAAAGAGAACATCTTGGTGCTCGATGCTCCACTTCGTGAACGCTTGCGTGTTGCACAGGTCAGGGTTCTTACGCACCGCTGAGGAGATAGTCAGCACCGAGAACTCTGGCGGCATACGCTCACTGTAGGTGCAGACACGCTCAAAGTTACCGTCAGTAGCACGGTGAGAGAGCGCACCAGACAGGGCATAGAGCGTAGCCGGATCGGTCGGCACGTCGGCAGTGTTGGGGTTCATCAGGATAGCGTCAGGGTTGGGCAGCTTGCGGAAAATCCGCATGAAACCAACGAACTCTGCCGCTGCACCCTCACCGATGGCACCCTTGAACGAGTCGTACTCTGCCTCGGCAGGCACAACACCAAGGATATCGGACACACCTTCGACCCAGCTACGGGGCGTAGGATTGGCATCACGCTGAGGGTCATGGTCATGCAGCAGACCGGGCCGGAACCGCAGGAAACTGACAACCTCGGGCTTCACACCGTGGTCGATCATCCACTTGGTCGAGTCGTTGAGATCAGTGTCCAGTTCGTAGACAGTCTCACGGTTACGCAGATGTGAGAGCACTCGGTTGGCACCAGCACGATCAGCCTGACGGTTACCCGTCGAGACTACCTGCCAGCCATCAGCCATAGGCACACCATGCAGGTCACGAGCCTGACAGATGTGAGCAATAGCCTTCTGGTGGTCCGGTGTTGCCTGATTGCGGTCGTCGAACAGCAAGATACCGCCGCGCTCAGTACCGGGCTTACCCTTGTAGGGGAACCAGTCGGGCATCTTGTAGCCGAACCAGTTGCCGGAAGCCAGCATATCGGGGGCACCGAAGTCCTCGACCGGTGCCATAGCAGGGTTGCGCATGATGACAGGAACACCAAGCTCCTCACCCACTTCGCGGACGATGGTGGTCTTGCCGCCGCCCGGAGGGCCTTCGATGCAGACAGTGCGCTGGATGGTGAAGAGAGCCTTGAGCGTTCCCTTGAGAAGTTCTGCACGCATAGATATGTTTCCTTGTGTTGAGCTGATTTGAGTTAGTTTTATGAGTCACACGACGCCGTACATCTTGTGATCCGGGCCGAGAGTGACGACGGTGTTGCCGCCGATCCTGTCCCTCGACTGCTTGGCTTCCATCTTGTTGTCGAAGTAGACCACGTCGCCGAACTGATCCTTGATGATCGGACCCTTGCGGTTCTTCCGCAGTGCAAACAAACGCATTACACAGTCTCCTTGGTCTTAGTTTCGGGGGGCAGCTTGAACTTGGCATTGATAGCCGAGACCTGCACCACAGGCAGGGTTCGCTGATCCTCGGGAATGAGGTCGCCGATCACAGCCATCGCTTCGGGCCATGCCTCAGCCAGCTTCTTGCCACTTGCCATAGTGTTTAGCACCGACATCGCTTCGTTATATGCCGTCTGGCACACGTCGTCGAAGCTCCGCTTGCGGTCGCTGACCGCCTTGATCTCCTCGATCAGCTTTTCGTCGGTCAGATGGTGCGTAAAGTATCTCGCCATGATGAGCTTCTCCGGCAGGTTCTTCTCGACAGGAACATAAACCCAGCGGGAGACTTCCAGCTCTCCGATCCGCACTTTGTAGCCACCAGCGTTGACCTGCATGTCGGTGCTCATGGCGAAGCATTCCGAGAACACCTTGCGCACCTCGGTCATGTGTTTGAGCAAGGCAGCGGTGTAGAACTGGGCATGTGCCCTCTCAAACAGGTCACGGCTCTTACGCATGATGTCCTTGGCTTCGTCGGTATAGCGGTGGTTGACCAGCTTGCGGGCCATCTGGTTGCGGATATCGTTGGTCAGTCTGCTCATTACACAGTCTCCTCTTTATCTAACTCGTTGATTTCTATGGCATACCATACGGCTACGTTGCTTGTCAGGTAGTCGTACTCCTTCTCCAGTTGGTTGTATAAATCTCGGCAGTAGCCACGGATGATCTCGGACACGACACCAGCCAGTGATGCGTACTCCTCATCGAGGTGCTGATCCCAACGCTCGGCTATGACACTGCGCAGGTCGTCACGTTGCTCGATGTGATGGCTAAACAGGCTGGTGTAGATCAGGTCCACACCGATGGTGTTCTCATGGACGTAGTGGTGGCTGGTCCGTTCGATCTTGAGGGTGTAGTCACCGCCCATACCCAAGAGTTTGGTGATCCACGGATAGCTCTCAGTGAGACCGTGAGTCTCAAGGAACGCCTTGTTGTCCTTGATGTAGCCAGTGAACGACGCACCGTCCCCCTGTGACCAGAAGCCAGAGAAGCGGATATCATCCACCTCGATGTGCTTGTTAGCCATCTGGGTCTTGAAATCGTCGTAGGTCCAGTCATACCAGTCATCGAAGACGTTGATATCGCGGTGCTTTTCGATCAGCTTGAGTTGTTCGGGTGTGAAGGTTTTGTCAGTCATTGTCTTCCTCCGGCTCGATGCCGAGTTCCTCCGTCAGGCGAACAACCTCTTTCAGGAACTCATGAGAGAGATAGGCTTGCTCCATCGTCATGTTGTTGGTGATGAGCCACGCCCTCATGTTGTCGGCCAACTGCTCGTAGATATCGTCTTGGTTGCCCTTTGCCTTGGGTTCTTCGGTGTTCCACTGTTCACAGTCGTTGCACTGCCACTCGGTAGCGGTCTCATTCATAGGGTCTTTACCCTCGCCGCAGCACTTACATGTAGTCATATTACCCTCCGATCCGGGCTGCGGTAACCATGGGGATGAGTTCATCCGGTAAGAGCTTCAGCTTGGCTGCCATGACGATGTGTTCAGGCGTCGGGCCATAGTGGATCATCGCTCTCATAGAGCCGCAATCAAGAGGCACAGAGGGGACCAAGGGATTGGCCTGACCGTAGT